GGCGTTGATGCCAAGCTCTTTGAGGGGCAGGAAGACACGATAGCCATGAACCAAACTGCTCGGTCCTTGGCTGTTTCTTACTTTGATAAGTTTGATAAAGAAGTTTCTAAGTTTATCGGTAAGACTGTTCGTCCCGGAAAGAAAAAGAGAGAGATAGCCGCAGCCCGAAAAAGCTTAGAGGATTATTTAAACGGGACTAACCCTGCAGCGTTAGACGGGTATAACCCAGAGATTAAAGCCTCTGCAAAACGTATGCTTGATTTAAACGCAGAGCACCAAGACAGGATACTTGTAGAGGTTGAGGCTGAGATAGACCGCTTGTCTAGTCCGGCAGGATTAACTGAAACCCTACCGGGGGATATGCCTATCGGCGCAGGTTTGCAAAAGCTGCGGTTAGAGAAAGTTCGTGACACGATTAGACTTAATCTAGCTGGAAACGAACAGATGCAAACGGCTTATCTTCGGCGCAGGTTTGACGTCCACGAAAACCCGTTGTCCTTTTATAAGAACGGGATAGACGAGAGCGGGGAGGACTTTGCTCAAGGATTGAGAGACATTGAGCATTTTATTCGGCAAGCTCCGGAAGAGTTTGGAACTACCGCTGATCCTGCGGCGGTGAGCAGCACGGCTCGTAATGTGTTGTATGAAATCTTGGGGTTGAGCGGCGTTAAAGAAGGCATGTCTGTAAACGATGCCATGAAACAAAAAGTTCTGGCGTTAAAGACCGCTCGTAACAACTACGTTTTGCCCGGATCATCGAAAGTTGATCTGGCTAGTGATATGTTTATCGAACGTAAAGCTTTGATTGATACGTCCCCCTCGCTTCAAAAACTTATGGGCATGCGAAACGATGTAAAAGAAAGCTACGTCAATACCATAGATGACTTGTCTCGAACCGTGGGTGGTCTCAAGTTTTATCGTGATGCTGCAAAGAATGTTGCGGACGGTGGCCTGACTATGGCTGAAGACGCAGGTATGTCGGCTCTTGCAAATGGTGGTCGCCCAACATTCATTCGGTTAAACATGAACCCCGAAGACTATGCTCAGGCAGAACTAACTCCTGTGGGGTCTACAGCTAGGACAACCAAGGACCGCGCACAAACATTGACTGATCTGGGATATGTAAGCCTTGGTCAGCAAAACCCCAACCAAGTATTTCAGGGAAACTTCGGGGACTTATCGGGGGTTTATGCTGCTCCAGAAGTTTACAACGCAATCACAACTCCGGGGCGTTTGGGTCAGACAGTGTTGAATGAAGCGGCTGCTCTTGCGGTTCAGGCCAAGGGCCTGTCGCAGAAGATGGCTATCATTCCAAACCCGTTGTCGCAGGTAAGAAACATCTTGGGCAACATTCAAATGATTGGTGCGCAGGGGCTGCTTGGCAGAGACTTGGACTTCTTTGATACGTTCGCCATGCATGCCGCCAACATGAGCAACTTGGATGACGAGGGCATGAAGAGCATGACCCAACTCATGGGTGAGATGGGGCTTCGGGATTCCAGCTTGATTGCCAAGACCCTCAAGGATTTGCAGGATGTGGGCAAGGACCTGACGGTCGCAGGGAAAGTAAGCAGGGGCGCAGAGAAACTAACAAATCTCGTTGGTAACGTTGGCGGAGTCGTGCCTCTCATGCAGGCGTTCGAAAAAGTATACGCTGAGTCAGACTCGTTCTTTAAAGTCATGGGGGTCTTGGGTGAGCGGTCCCGCTACGGTACAGCGATTGGCAGGGTCAACGGCCTAGACATCAACAACATACCGGATGACGTGAAGCAATCCTTTTTGGATGCGGGTCTTGTGTCTCGGCTCTCGGCTGGCCCCGATAGCAAGATGACATTCTTGGATATGATGTCTGCTCAAGCGGTCAAAGAAACTATGCCGATGTATAACCGGATCGGGAACCTTGTTCGGAACCTCGACCGCATTCCTATCTTGGGTAACTTCACCTCGTTTGCCGCAGAGAACATCCGCAACTCTGCCAACACCTTGTCTCGTGGGATGAAAGAACTAGGCTACAAGGTTGATCTGGACTCGGCTGCAGGGCAGCGGCTTTTGAACGATCCAAATATTGGAGAAGAGGGTATCAGGAACCTTGAGCGGTCCATCAGGGGCATCGGTTCTCAACGCCTGACATCCTATCTGGCTGTATCAACGGCACTTCCTTATGCGGCAACCAGAGCGTCTATGATTGCAACAGGAACCACGCAAGAGGAAATGGATGCAGCGGAAACTTTGAACGCTGACTACACCAAGGGCCACCAGTTGATTGTTCTGAACAACGATCACCGTGGCAAGATGCAGTTTGCTGACCAGAGTTACGTTGCACCGTTCTCGTTTGTCACTGACCCTGTTCGCGCTGCACTACAGGCGTACCAAGAGAAGGGCGTTCTTAACAAGTCGGAGGCCGAGAAGATTGCGTCCGCTGCCTTTGCTGGATTGAGTGGGTACGCAGAGCCGTTCGGTTCTGAGTCGTTGTTCTTTGAGCGGCTGCGCAATGCGTTGCCTTCTGACAACCCCATCGGCAGGGGCGGTAGAACCCCGCAAGGCGCTCCCATTTGGGATGACACCGATGATCTTGGAACAAAGATTAGTCGTGGGTTTACCCATGTGATGGGCGGCTTTGAGCCAGCGTATATCAGAGAGATTGTTACCGAGAAGAACGGTAAGATCGAAGGGGGCAGGGCCTTCCGTGCAGCAACCGATACACCAACAGGTACGGGTGTGCAGTACAACGCGGAGGCGGAGCTTGCTCGGGCCATCACTGGGTTCACGCCCATCGAATTAAACCTGCGCAAAGACTTTAACTACAAAGGTTCGGAGTATTTAAACCTGCGGTCTGGTGCCAAGACCCAAGCGTCTCGTGCCATCAAGCAGAACTTTACTTCTCCCGAGGATATGGCTGACGCATGGGGTGGATATCTTGATAACTTGTACAGAGCGCAAAGCAGTATGTACGCCAAGATTCTAGCGGCACGGCAGGTAGGTCTTTCAGATCAGCAAATCCGCAAGGAGTTGGTACAGAAGGCTGGTCTTGGTGCAGCGGAAGCAAACATCATCATGCGTGGAGAGTTCTACCCCGGAATGGTGAGCAAGGAAGTAATCAAAGAGGTTGCTCTTGAGGTTCGTGAGGATCAGCCACGGGTTACAGAGCGTCCGGACTATGCAATGCTGAACCGTTTGTCTAACGAACGCATGCGTCAGCCGCTGTCACCTGTCCCTGAACCGGAGCCAGAGGTAGCGGAGGGCGTCACAGCGTCCATACAATCGCCTGTAGAGGCCCCTATCGCTCAGGCGCAGCAAGTGGCCCCCGCTCCAGCTAACCCCGCTCCTACGGTCCCTGCAGCCGCTCCCGTGCAGCAAGCGAATACAGGCTTGCGTCCGTTCATTCCATCTACGTTACTCGGGGACTTCCGCAATATGGACATCGCCCGAAGACTTGGGATGGGACAGTAGGTTTACCCTACCTCGCCCCAGTTACTACCCAACTCCTCATCCACCTTGGATGGTACTTTCAGAACGTCATCAAGACCGTGCTCCATGATCTCGGTAATGCGTGACGCTTGCTTCTGATCCTGTACCGAAAAGCACAGTTCGTCATGCACCGTGAGAGATGGAACCAGACCCTCGTTATAGCAATCCAACATCGCTCGTTTGGTTTGGTCGGCGGCTGATCCTTGGATCAACTTGTTGAGTGCCTTGTATGTAAACGCCCTGCGTAAATTCATGCCGTGCTTTTTCTGCGCATCCTCCAACGGGAGCGGCTTCTCATACCCATAGGTGCGCGGCTCCCATAGATGGAAGCGGCACCGCCTACCAAGCAACGTGCGTATCGAACCGTGCTTGGATGCCTGTACACTTGCCAGTTCCGCAAGCCCCTTAACAAACGGCACCTTCGAATGGTGCGTTGCCAGCAATGCCTTGGCCTCGTCCGGCGTGATCGATAACTGAGCAGCCAGCTTTGCAACTCCCATGCCATACATGATCCCAAGGTTCACGGTCTTGGCTTGCTTGCGTGTAATCCCTGCGAAGTCTGCCACCATCTGGTGCAGATCGACATCCCCCGAATGGTACTCTTTAACAATCTGATCCACCATGTCATGCCTATGCACACCGGACACGCTTGCAGCAAAGTGAACCAAGAGCCTTGGCTCCTGACTAGCATAGTCAAACGAACCCCACTGGCACCCGTCCTCCGGAATAAACAGCCCACGAATGAGCTTCTTAATATCCGGATCACGCGCAGGGATTTGCTGCAGGTTTGGGTTTGAGGACGAGAACCGTCCGGTTACCGTGCCTCCGTCATCGCTCCGTAGTTGGTGGAACTCGCAGTGTATGCGGCCCTTGTGACTGTGCCGCTGTATGGTTTCAATAAACGTACCGTCTGCCTTGTCAAACTCGCGCAGTTTAACGATAGCCTGAGCCACTTCGTTCGGGTGAGAGGACAGGTACTGTTTGGTGAAGGACGGTGCTCCAGCTTCCGTGCTTGGATACGATAGGTCCAAAGCCTCAAAGACTTTCTTAACTGACTCTGCAGCCCACGGTTCTATCTTCACCCCGCTCTTGTAATCTATAAAACCCTTGAGCGTGTTGACTTGCTTTCGCAGAGCGGTCCTAGCTTGATCCGCCTTGTCCAAATCAACACGCACCCCTTTCTTACGCATCTCCAACATCAAAGGTATGAGGCCCGTTTCCAAGTCAAAGATTGCGCCCAAATCTTGTTCGCTGATCTCTATCTTGAGCCGATGCCAAAGCTTCAACGTCATGATTGCGTCCTGCTCTGCATACGCACCAACGTACATCGGAGGCAGACGCCACATCTCTGACTTAGGATCAAGGCCAAAGTCTTTTGCAGCAGCGCGTAACATCTTTTCGTTCTTACGCATGTCAATCCAATCGCGGCCTAGATTGTTGAGGCTGTAAGAAAACCTGTTCTCATCTATCAAAGGAGCGGCAACCATCGTGTCGATGATCCGGCCCTGTACCTCTATGCCCTCCGCGTATAGCCAACCTGCATCATAGGTTGCGTTGTGCATGATCTTATCAATCCGAGGTGTAGCCATCTGCTTTTTAAACCAACGCAGCGTCATCTTAGGATCAAGATTGTGTCCGTTCTGGTGACGAATAGGAAAGTAGCCAGCGTAATCCCCCGCTGCTACCGCAATGCCCACGATATTCCCGTCACCCCTAGCCCATCCGGGGCCAAGGGTGGTAAGGTTGGGGTCTCTTGTCTCAAGGTCCACGGCTATTTCTTTGTAGCCTGTCAGATCAGGGAACTCGAACGGGATGTTCCAATCGGGGTCCAAGTTATCCATTTCCATTCGCTCAAGAAAGCTTATGGTCTTATCTTTTTTCGCCATTTGATAAACCTATTTCTGCGCCCAGTGCGCTGTAACCTGCCTTGTCCACCCACGAGTCTTGATGCGATGTATCGTTGAGCAGCCGTGTTGTCTTCAACCAATCCATCATCAGCGCGACATGCGTGGGACTGAGAGGTGCGAACTTACCGTTCTGTTTGATAGCTCTCGAAACAATGATGTTCCACCCTGCAGCAATGGCNTTGAACGATTGAGCCGCATCCCCGTAATCCTCCTGACGGTCCCCTGAAATTAAAGACTTTGCTTTGTCTAATACCTGATCTCTTTTCATAACATATACCTATACCGTTTGTCGGATTCCAGAATGTGTAGGTTCTCTTTGGTCCTAGTCACGGCAACATAAAACACCCTATGCTCCGCGTCTGGGTTCTTGCCTTCCAGACAAGCCTTTGTGGACCCTAGATACACCAAACAATTCTCGTCCTCCCCACCCTTCATAGCATGGATGGTTGAGATTTTAATACGAGGCGTGTCAGTAATTCTTTCGCCTCGTGCCTCAATCGACTGTATGTATAACCTGTCTTCCGTCCCGAGATTCATTACGTCCGTGGCAGGGCGATCTATCGGAGCAACCAAGCCAAACTCAGAAACAAGCTCGTCGTATGAAAGCATGGCGTCATCCGCTGCAGCATCCAACAACCCAGTAGCACCCCGCTTAACAACCCGATAGTCCCCCATCTTCGGAACGTTCTTATACAACTCCTTAACCCGCATGCGACTGACACGCTCTCCAGCTTGCAGCTTCCGCCATACGTCAATACCATCGGCTACCGCTTCGCTCACGCTTGACCGACCGCGAAAGCTATACAGATATCCATACTCCCTGACCTGCTTTGCCATTTCCCAAGCATAGGAGTTAGTACGTGCCATCAAGGTCCACGACCCCTCATACATAGGCACCGTCTCAAAGTTCATGTGGTACGTGACCTTACCCTCTCGGTCTGTCGGTTCGAACTCCTTGGAGATGCGATTGTCTATGCGCTTCACAATGCGTTGGGACAGATCATGCACTACCCGTGGCATCCGGTGCGACTGACTCAACACAGTCTGCTTATTAGATGCTGACAAGAATTTGTTTACATCAACGCCCGTCCATTCGTGAATAGCCTGATCGTCATCCCCTGCAATGATAGTTCGCGTGGCATGCTCCGACATCTTTGAAACCATCTGCCACTGTGACGGCGTTAAGTCTTGGGCCTCGTCAACAATCAATACGTCTAGCTCCGGAGGAATAACAATCTCTACATACCGAGAAATAAAATCCCCAAAGTCTAGCTTGGCTTCCTGCGTCTTGTACTTGGTCAGTGTGGCCTCGACATTCTGCAGCTTGGAGAAGGCGAGACTATGGTTGCCCGAATCATTGAACTCCTGCTCAAGAGAAACCAATCGCGACCGCGCTCTGTCGATTATGTTTAAGTACTGAGCGCCGGACCCCGAGAGCATTGTCTTAGGCAGACCGTCTGCCACATCAACCCCGTCCTTCGCCAAGAGATCAAGACGCAAGATGCCCGATAGCTTCCTGTAGTCATCAGCCCCCATAACATCAGCCGTCTGCAGACCAAGGCCGTGAAAGGCCGTGGCATGCAACGTCCTGCAATGCGGCAACTCCTTTGGCTTGAGGTTAAACTTCAGGCAAGCCCGTTCCATCGCTTCCTGAATTGACTTGCGAGTGAAAGAAACAAACGCAAATCTATGAGGCGCACCGCCCTCCTCAAAGTAATCGTTCACCCGCTCCATCAACGTGTAAGTCTTCCCCGTTCCGGGCGGTCCCAGTATCAGTTCACTATTCGTAATCATCTTCCCTAGCCCTTTCGTTTACCCATTGTTCCACTTCGCTCAGAACCCAACGCTTGGTCTGTCGCTGCTTGGG